AGCAGGCCTCGAGCGGAATTTCCTTCAGTCTCGTTAGCGCGGGGGAGCTGCCCCGCAGCTTCTGTCCACCTGTAGATACCATCGGCCTGCTGTTTGTCGAGGAAGTGCTTCCCTTCAAAGGAGCGCCAGAAGCAGAACTCGCCACGCTTGTTTACCTGAGCCATCGGGACCCGAGGATCTGGGAAGAACATAAAGGGATCGACGTTTACAACCTCGTTGAACTCCGAGACCTTCTTGCGAACCCTCATTTTTGTATTCTTGCGACTCATGTCAGGAGCGATCATACCAGCGATTGACTGGTTTTGGTATTCAGTCCGCCAAGCGATTTCTTCCTTCCACAGCGGACGCAGCACCCCAACGCCATACTGCTCAGCATCCATGAAGAATTGAAACATCGCACTGATCATCCGGGTGTGATCAGCGTTGTATTGCAGGATCGTCTCCATGAAGCCTGCAGCCTTTACGCTTTCGCCTCTATATGCAGAAACCGGAAACATCGGCTTGTTTCCGCAGAAGGTATGCACCATGTAGGTGACGATCGTCCAGATGGTCGCGTAAGAGTACGGAACCACCATGGAGACTAACTGCGGGGGCTCCCCCTTCTTGCTCATCTCTTTAAGCTGCTGCTCGTACTTGGGCAGGTCGATGTAGGCTTGTAGCTTCTTTTCGTTCACCCTCCAGCGAGAGTAAAATTGGCTCATTTTCCGTTCAGACATCTGAAGCCGATCTAGTACCTTCTTCTTGATCTCGTTGTGGAAGTCGCTATCCGGGCGCAGCTTATCAATAGCCAGCTCTGGCTTCTCAGGCGGCTTACTCTCCGCAGTAACCTCCGAAGTATAGTCCGGTCCGAAGGGAAGTTCAGCCATTACGGTGCTCCCATCATAGGACCGCCCATAGCGATCTCGATGTCTTCATACTGATCTTTGCCCAAGCTGTCTTCCTCCCCATCGCTTGCAGCCCATGCAGCATAAGGGTCAAGCAGCATAATAGACATCGCAAGAGCATCAGGGAAATCATCCTTCCCAATAGGCCAGTCCAAGAGCTGTTCCTCGAGCATGGGAAATCGTCGCTGGTGCGTAATGTAACCTGCTGCATAACGAGGAGATAATATGCCCTCGATCCTCTCCTTTTTCGCGAGATGACCGTGCGTGATCTCCGCGACCTCGAAGTATGCCTTGGGACCGTGCAGCTTACCACGGCGGAACATTTCTTCGCGGAGTAGGAAGGCAAGAGCTTTCTGAAAAGCCACTGTTTCCACGCCATTCTTATTGGTGTCCCAGCGGAACTTGAGTTCGAAGAATTTATCAATCATATGCTGTGGCGAAAGCCCTCTCGCGCCATACATGTCAAGTACGTGAATTCGGCCCTTCTCTGTCATACCGGAGACAGCGAAAGCGCAAAAGTCACTTCCCTTCTTTGAAGAGATCGCCGGGTCCATCGCCAGCGCCCGCGCTGGGAACTCTGTAGGGATCAGGATCTCATATCGAAAGTACTCCGCCTTAAATTTAGCATTATTTTCTTCGAATCTGATGGTGGACATGTACTCCATGTAGAAGATATGGAGCTGTCCAGTTCGTATGAAGGAACGCTTAATCCTGTCAAGCTGCGCTTGGGTTTTGTAATGCTCCCAGAGGGGCTCTCCGTCTGGGTCAATGGCTCCAAAACGAATGACCAGCCATTCCGGGTCATTTGCCAGCGTGAGGAGAAGAGCTTCAGCATGAATAATAGTCCCCAGCCCGATAATCCTTCCCGGCTTCCCGCCTGCTATCTGTTGCAGCGCCGGCTCCACATCGCCCTTCATCCATTCGAGTGCCTTCTGCCTCTGTTCAGGCGTTTTAACACTCTCCTTATCTTCCACATCATCGAAGACAATCTTCGACGGACGCTCACCCCGATGATTAAGTCCTCTGACCTGGCCTCCGCGACCGCGGCAAGTAATTGCAATTCCGTCAGTTGTCTCTGCTTGGTTCTGATTCCAATGTTCAGGGTCATTCCGTTCTGGTTTCTTTGTTCCAAAGAGGGTGATAAACATGGAGTTAGTCTCCATTTCCCTCTTGATATTGTCCAACTGAGCCGACGAGTGTGTCGCCGCTTCGGAGAGGTAAACAATGAACGTCTCATCGTGGTAGGCCACATCGAAGAGAGTGGAAACGTTGACCAGAGTGGTTTTGGAGACGCCTCGTGGCATGATTATGAGCATCTTTTCGGTCAAGGCCAAGTCCAAGGTGACTATATGTCCTTCAGAGTCCCTTTGCGCAGTAAAGATCGGAACCGCTTCGCAGCCTGGGTCTTCCGGGTCACTTTTCCACACAAAGTGCTTCACGATTTTCTCTAATTGGGGCTCATCCCACTCTCCAGGCCCTGCTGGCCATTCTTCAGGGCCGAATTTCAATAACCAGTCGACTTTTTTGAGCAAAATTGACAAAATCCCTCGATGCACCCAAGGCATCGGCTTGGGAAACCACTTTGGAACGATAATTCTGCAGAAAAGCCCAGGATCCGAGTAGCAATCTGCTACCAGGCCGAGGATTTCTTCGTGATTTGCCTCTCTATGGGACATGGAAGCCAAGCTTTCGTAGTGAATCGTAGTATTTCTTATTAAGGTCTATCTGCTTTTCAATCGGCGAACCTATCAAATTCATAGTTTCAAGCGGATGAAGGTTGTAAAGTTGAGAGAAATCAAACCTATTCTCGGAATTTCGGGCCGCAGACTCTCCTATATCAGAACGATACATGTTCATAGCTTGTGTAGCTTCAGGACTGCTATACCTGCCTGTATCTAATTCCTTTCTAACTCTGTTAATCTCCTTCTCAATCAACACTGGGTCTGACGCATTTGATGCTGGCTTGCCTAAAGCTGTCCAATATTCTGGCAGATATGGTGTCCATTCTGGTGCACCACCCTTAGCCATATCATCAGCAGCTGCTACCGCATGAGATCTTTCATGAATTACATTCTTAAGTACCTCTTTATCTCCTGCTCGCGCAAGTGCTGGGTCCATAAGTATTCTTGTTACCCCAGTGTCTGGATAGAATAAAGCACCGCCTTGCGGTTCTCCCTTTTTCAATCCAACTCTTATCGGAGAAAGATTGTAAATCTGATCCAGCGGTACATCTTCTGTCTTAGACCCCTTCTGGGCTTTCCAAATCGCTTCAAAGTCTTGCACATCACCAATATCTCCTGCTTGCGGCAACCCTCTTGGTTCCAGTCTAACTCCTTGATCTCTCAGTTCAAAAGCCATCTTGTCGTCGACTGTTCTATTAAGTCCGCTCTTGTAATACATATCCTTGCTGTCTTGAGACAGCACTCCACCAGGATAGATTGGATTTGCTTTCAGGAAAACTTTCTCTCCCTGTTTCACCTCTGGCACAGTTTTATTAAAAAGCGCACTTATTCCCATCGGACCAAGATTTATCGCAAGGTTAGGATCTGAAAACAATGCCCCTAATCCCTTAATCCCCGCTGCACCTGCCTTAGCAGCTCCTGCAATCACCGGGCCTGCTCCGGGGACAGCACCCACTGCATCTAAGGCAGCACTGCCGTAATTACCCTCTTTAACATTCTCTCCGTAGTCTCGCAAAGAAGCCCCTGCACTGAAAGTATCTGCAATCTTATTGAGGCCTCGTAGTTTTGACTGAACCTCAGGAGGAATAAATGGAGAGACAGTTTCTTGGAACTTCTCCAAGTAAGGTCTACCAGTTCCTCTAAAAGACTCAATCCAGGGACCCAACTCCCCCATCCTGCTAGGCGTAGCCAGTTCAGGATCAGGCAAGCTATCCGACGTCGGGATACTCCCAGCATAGCGTGTCCGTTGTGCAGTCTCAATCTGCGGCGGCCCTGGTGCAGGAAGCGGCGCTGGCATTGGAAGTTCCCTTCTGATCTTCCTTCGCAGCTCTTCTTCCTCTTCAGGCGTCATAGCATAGCCCTGCCCACCAGAGCCTCTAAATCCTTCCAGCCATGTATCGCCTAGCGCCATTAGACCCTCTGCACTCCCATCGGGGCTCCACCAAGCGCCCCCGCTTGCTGTTTCAGCGGGAACGCATTCTTCCTGGCCTGGAATGTACGCTCTTGATATGGCGTAGCAGGCCCGCTGTTCTGGTTAGCTCTCGCGAAGAGATCTCCAAGCAACA